CAGCATGACCACTACCGTCTCAAGCCTTTGGAGCGCCTTCGTTGAAGAGCGCTCCATTTCTTTATGCCCAACGAGCCTTACTTCGGATTATAAGCAAGTGGGAAAATGGCTCGAACGCTGTCCTATCCAAGATATCAATGAAGCGAGGAAGGTGATGATTTGGGTGCTAGGAGAAAAGCCTGTCCTTGCGTCTCGGCGGATTGCGATGTACACAAAAACAATGTATAAATGGGCCGCGCAAGAAGATGTGGCAATTATTGCTCGCAATCCATTAGCAAGCTTCAAAATGCCAAAAGCTCCTCAACGTGAAGAGGAGATCATTGTTATCCCTCGCAATGAAACTAGCTTGGTTCTTGCCGCATTAGAAGCAAAGCTTACTTATCGCGATGTCAACTGGTCTTGGTACACAGAATTTATGCTGCAAACAGCAATGCGTACGGGTGAAGTGAGAGCAGCAAAATGGGACGATATCAAGGAAAATAAGCTATTGGTACACCAAAACTACACACTGACGCATGGCTTGAAAAACAGCACTAAAACTAACAAGCGTCGCTGGGTTCCAATTAACGCTCGCTGTCAAGAAATTCTTGCAGAGCTTCCTCGCGACAATGAATTCATTTTTCCATGGAATCGACTAGCCTTTCAAAGCTATTTCAGGAAAAAGCTTTTACCATTACATGAAGCAGGCTTGATTTCTCACGTTTATAGGCCCTACGATTGTCGCCATACTGCCATTAGCCGCTGGATTGAAGCTGGTATTCCAGTGCCACAGGTAGCCAATTGGGCTGGAAATACAAGCGAAGTGATCTTTAAGCATTATTGCAATAGCACTCAAGAATACGAAATGCCAGTGCTTTGAGTCGGTTTACCGAAGAAACCGTTCCCTTTTCCATTGTTAAACTAACAAAGACCATTCTTCTTAATCATGGCGATCACTTACACTTGGGGCGTTTCCCAACTCGAGCGGCAACTCGCTGACGGCATTGTCTACACGGTTCACTATACGATTTCGGCTGATGATGGTACTTATGCTAGTTCGGCGTATGGCAGTCTTGGCCTTGAAGCTCCCGACGAAGATGATGCCATTCCTTACGCTCAACTTACTCCCGAAATTGTCACTGGATGGGTGAAAGAAAAGTTTGGTGATGAGAAAGTGGCAGAAATTGAAGCTGCACTTGCTCAGCAAATCGCTCAGCAGCGCACTCCCACTACTGGCACTGGTCTGCCCTGGTCCTGATGGCATCAAGCAAAACCATTAACGGGCAAAAGCTTCATTCTCCTAATCGTCGTAAACGTACACGACAAGGCAATGGAGCAAATAGCAAAGCATCTCACGGGCGAAAGCTTCGTCGAGGGCAAGGTAAATAATCCAAGGGCCGAAAGGCCCTTTTTCTTTTATTAGTACAATGGAAGAAAGCTTTATTAATCATGGGCCAGATTATTGCAGGCGGCGAGCAGTTTGAAACTCATATTGAAGCCGACTATAGAGGCAAGATTTTGCAGAAAGGCCCTGACAGTGGCATGGTCGATGCGTTTGGCAGAGCTCGCGTGAGTGAACCATTTACTGTTTTTGATAGCACATTGCGCTACACAAAACGCGCCGATCAATGGCATGAAACGACCATTGGTAGTGGTTCAACGAATTATTTGATTAATGAAAGTTCTATTGAATTAAAGACTACCACTGCGTCTGGTGATACTGCGTTGCGCAGATCAAAAAGAAATATGCCATATCAGCCAGGCAAAAGTTTGCAAATCATGCAAAGTTTTTGCGGAAACACACCTATTGCTAATCTTATTCAGGAGGTGGGATATTTTGATGATGATAATGGAATCATTCTCAGGGCAAGTGGCACTACTATTCAATTCGTTATTCGCAGCAAAGCCACTGGAAGCATCGTAGAAGAAGTGGCTGATCAATCAACATGGAACATTGATCAGTTCACGTCACTTGCATTTGACAAAACAAATATTTTTATTACGGATCTTGAATGGCTTGGCGTTGGCCGAGTTCGATGCGGTTTTGTTATTGATGGAGAAACCAAATGGTGTCATGAGTTTAATCATGCAAATGAAAAAACAGCAGTTTACATGACATCTGCCACTCTTCCATTGTCATATCGTATTCGCAATAATTCTGTTGTCGCTTCAGGAGCAACATTAAAACAAATTTGTTGTTCTGCGATGAGCGAGGGAGGATACGAGCCGACTGGCCCTATTTATACGGGAGGAGCTGGTATCACAGGAGTAAAAAGCACAACTTCGGAAACATTATTTGCTGCCATTCGCATGGCAAGTGGTCGCACTGATAATTTAATTCTTCCTGCACAGGTAGATGCAGCAGTGGATGGCAATGCAATTGCAAAATGGCGTCTTTATTTAAACCCTACAGTTAGTGGAGTGTGGACAGCAGCAGAGAATGGGCGAGGCAATGTGGAAGTTATGGCGAGCGGCACTTTTAGTGGAGGCACTATTATTAGCACCGGATTGCTTTCTGGAAGAAGTAATACAGCTTTTTCTCCAGAAGGAGCACTGGCATTGTCGCTAGGGAAAGACGCTAATGGCAATAGTGATGTATTGATGCTGACAATTCAGTGCGAAACCGCTATGAAAGCCACTGGTCAACTTGGATGGCGAGAGCTTTATTAAGAGGCTAAACTAAGGCGGCATTGAGCCGCCTTTTTCATGGCATTTCCTTTTGTTGCAGAAAGCGATTGGTACAAGCAGCAAACGGAACAGCTTTCCGACATCCTTGCTGAGCTGCTAACTGACGATGATCCGACAATGGCGTGCAAGGCCCTGAGCGAAACTATTAAAAGCTGGGAGGACTACCACGAAAAGGAGCTTACCAAGTGGAAGCGCCTCAGGACGCTTCTGAGCCTGGGAGCTGGTACGTAATCCGAAGCTCTCCACCAAGGGCCTTCACAGCCTCACTAGCATTCGCTGGTGGGGCTTTTTCAATGAGAACTGATGGGACGATGGCATCAGGCAAAGGAGTGACGATGGCATCAGGGAAAAGCTTATGAGCTTCTTCTGCTAAGGCATTTGCTTTTGTTTCTCGCTCTTCTTTTTCCCATTGCTTTATTAACGTTGCAGCTTGCTGGTCAACTTTTTGCATTACTGCTTTAGTTTTCCATTCCGCCCAATCAGGCCTGCAATAAGCCATGAGCATTTTGAACCATGGCTTAAGAGCAAGAGAAGGCCGCCTTGAGGCGGCCCAAAGTCCTAGTTCATAGCACAGTGCATTAAACCAAGACTGCCAGTTCATTAGCCTTCTTGAAAAACTGAGACAAAAATCGTGCCAGTTTTAGTTAGCGGCAGAATTTTATCGCGAAGATCAATATTCCTGCAGCGAACACAGCCGTGAGTTGGGAACAGGGCTTGATTAGGAGCCCATGCGCCCGGCCATCCAAGGGCACTAGCTCCTCCATGGATCATGATTCCCGCCCTTCCATTGCCCGCTTCTTGATTTTCTAATTCGACCATGTCAAAGCTGTACCATCCATAGGCCATGAGAGTACGATCATAAGCAGGCTTATCGCCCACTTTTTCATAGTCTTTGTAAATAGCGCCAATCTTATAGAGCCCTGGTGGCGTGTCTGAATTTGTAATTTTCCATTCAAAATCACTGTACTGCCCGCGAGCAAGACAAGGGATTTCCCATAGAAGCTTTCCTTCAAAAGAAAATGCTTTCATGGTTTCCACGGCATCATTCACAATTAAATGCGAATCGCCTTTCTTGAAGCCAAAATCTTGCGGACGTTTCTTAGGGCCAATCATGGTAGCAGCAGTGCTCTCAGGAGCATATTCCTTCATGAGCTTAGACAATTTTGCTGGATAATCGGGATCAGTGGCATAGCTCTGCTCTTTAAGCATGCGAGCCGCCGCATAACGATTAGGAGCATTATTAATGCCCTTGAATTGTCGATAGTCTTTATACCAGCGAGTGATTAGATATTCAATGCAAGCAGCAAGGCTAGGAAAATCAATGAAACCAGCTTTAATGATCACCCATTGACCATCGTAAAATTCTTGAGTGGTGGTAGTAGTGCCTTGGCCTTTGGCTCCAATGTAATTATGAGTGCCAGACGTGTGTTTGCCAAAGCCGCTTTCCAGGCAGCATTGCGCTGCTACCAGCTCAGGGTAGCGAGCGCCATATCTACGGGCAGTCTGAAAGCAATCGTCCCAGAATGCCCGATTGGAAGGCCACATGGCTTCAGTCCTTCACGCGGAAGATTGCCTTGAGGCCAGTCAGCAAAAGCTGGATGACATTATTTTCTTTGTAGGGAGTGCGTTCGATAATTTGGTCAGCAGCGGCAACAATGATGCCACCAATAACAAACCATTCAATGCCGCTCATGATGAGAGATGCAATGGGGATATAAATAGCCTAGCGTTCAATCTCTAGATTACGGACTCTATTTTCCATCTCGCTCATCTTGTCTGTGAGAGTAGAAAGCTTTTCAGTGACGGTTTCAATTTGCACTGCCACTCTTGCTTGTTGAGTGCCCACTGCAATGAGCATAGCTCCAGTTGATAGGAGCATGCCAGCCGTAATGGTGGCTACGAAATTTGCAAGGCCGTCCTTGAAACTG